GGTATTCACCTTCACTTTGAAGTGTGGAAAGGTGGACAGTGGCAACGAATCAACCCACGTGATGTTATTAATTTTTAGAAAGGAGCAAATAAATGGTTAAATGGCAAGCGACACTAAGCACCACGGAGCCATACAATTACATTGGTATTCAAAATGTACGGCAAGGGAACCGAAATACCGAGGTTTTAGAAGCTGTATTAGTTGAAAATGCTTTGCCACTTGATTTAACAGGTTGCGAAGTATTTTTTGAATCAGTTATTGATAATAAATATCCGATTCAACGAGCAGCAAAAATTGTGAATGCCAAAAAAGGGATTATCCAGTATACCTTTGATGAATACTCTATGCAGTCATTGCACAGACAGGAAGCATACTTCAGTATTCATAAAGGCGACAATCTAATTGGCTCAACGCAGAACTTTTCTTACTTTGTTGTGAATGCTGTTTCTAAAACAGAAGGTGAAATGGGTTCTTATTGGCAGTCCATTGAAGATTTAATCGCAGACATGACTGCTTTTATCAACGAAAATAAGGGCGATTTTACTGATTGGATGAATGCTAGAAAAGAAGAGTTCGAAGCGTGGCGAGATGCGCAAAAAACAGATTTCACTTCATGGTTCGAATCAATCAAAGATATTTTAAAAACTGTTGATCCAGGCGGCACAATGTTAGTCGAATTAATGGATGCACGTGTAGACATACAAGGAGTGCGCCACAATTCGGATATGGATTATTTGTATCAGAGATTAGAGGAACGCTTATTTACATTAAAACATGGCAATGTAAGTACACTGGAAATTCTTCAAGATGATTCATTTTCAACCAATCATCAAGTGAAAGTAATCGGTAGTGTTAACCGTCCGATGAAAGATGGCGCATTGATTATTGCTACAATTGATGACGGAAAACAAAACACGTTTAGAATTGAGGGTGTCAGTAAATGATTGAATCAAAAAGAATGATGGAAACGGACGAAAAAGGAGTTCAACGTCAGTTTTTTCCTATGACACATGTATCAGCAATCCTTGGATTATCAGAAATAATGGGTGGACAAACAAAAGTTTTATCTGTTAATGGTAAAACTGGTGCAGTAATTATCACGCGACAAGATTTAGATTTACCATCTGACGGCGTGCTACTATCAGGAGAAGAATATGACAAAATTACACAAATCATCTCAGATTATGAAACAGGTAAACTAGGTGGTTCTAGTGTGGAATTTGAAAAAGTAAAAGGAGATGAAGGATCAAATGCCTGATTTATATGTAGTGAAAAAAGACGGCGTAGCCATTGATGTACGAACTAGTACAACTGGTGTTGTTGGATTAAATGAATTTGTAGATGCAAAACTTGGTGATGCAGGTGCAGGAACAGTGTCATCAGTGAATGGTAAAGTAGGAGAAGTTGTATTGAATGCTGCTGACGTAAAAGCGTTGCCTGATACTACTATTATCCCAACAGTACCAAGTAATGCTACTGCTGAAAAAGACGGTTTAATGTCTAAAGCGGATAAAGTAAAACTGGATGCATTGCCAGTTTTCACATTTGAAAAGGTGGGTGAAGTTTAATGGATATTGTTCAATTAATGGAAAACAATGAGCCAAAAGCAATGGCAACTGTGGTAGAAGCTGTCGATGGTTTAGAAAATTATCCAACTAAAGCAGAGACGGATAAAGCGTATTTAAAGGTACCGACAACAGATGAGTTGTGGGCTGGTGGTTGGTTCATGAATGGGTCGCAAACAGTAACACCTAAGAAAAAACTTAGTGAGTGCGCGAATGGGTGGCTAATTGTTTTTACAAATGCAGAAAACGATGCGTCAACAAAAACAGAATTCCAATATTTATTTGTACACAAACGACATGTAAAAAAATATAGTGCAACAGGGATTGTATTTCCAACAGCAAATTACAATGGTACAAAAATAGGAGTAAAGTACCTTTACATTACAGATACTAATATAAAAGGTAATGATTTAAATGGTAACGCTGCGAATAAATTTAAAATAATGACAGAAATTTATGAATGGTAAGGGGTGAAATGATGAAAATTTGGATTGAGAATAAAGAAGGATTTTTAGAGGGCTATTCATTGATTCAGCAACCTAATTTATTGGAGATTGAAGTAGAAAAAGAGCCTACAGATTTCTTTAATTACCATTGGAATGGGACAAGCTTAATTTACGATCCTGACAACGTCCCAGAACCTGCCCCAACACCACCAACGGAAGTGGAACTTTTACAAAAACAGAATGCTGAACTAATGAAGCAAGTTTCTCAGCAAAATCAAGTTATTCAACTAACTCAAAGAATGACTGGTGAATTGATGAAACAAGTAGCTGAACTTACGAAAGGGGCGGAATAAGATGAAAACGAATGTTTTTCCAGGTTTCGATAATATTAAACAGTTGTATGATTGGAATTGTTATACAAAACAGGATTTAGTTGATTACGTGAATATGAATTGTTTAACCGAAGAAGAATACACAAAAATTTGTGGGGAACCGTTTAGCGAAAGCTAGACGGTTTTTTGTTACAGGAATGGAGACGATAACTTGAAAGATGAGCCTTTAATTGAAATCGTCGATCGTTTGGCACGGATTGAAACAAAGTTGGATAATCATGAACAATTAAGAGAGAAAGCAGACATAGCGCTCTCAATGGCCAAAAACAATGAAGGCGATATTGCGGAAATAAAAGAAAATCAAAAGTGGACGTGGCGGACAATTGCAGGAATTGGTGTTTCTGTTGCTGTTTATTTAATCACGAAATACTTAGGAGGAATTTAGAAATGATATTACCAGACAAGTATTACAAAATCATCAAGTGGGGAGTGCTTACTGTGCTTCCTGCAAGTTCTGTTTTAGTAGCAACGTTAGGCAAAGCCTACGGTTGGCAACAAACAGATATGGCTGTTTTAACTATCAATGCTATTGCAACTTTTTTAGGAGTAATAACAGGCGTGTCAGCTTATAATTTAAAAGAAAAGGAGTAAACGAATGAAAAAGAAAATTTTAGTTGGAGCGTTAATCGCTCTATTTTTTATGCCTTTAAATGTGTTTGCTGCAAAAGGTGACCAAGGTGTTGATTGGGCTATTTACCAAGGTGAACAAGGCCGCTTTGGCTATGCACATGATAAATTCGCTATTGCCCAGATTGGTGGCTACAATGCTAGCGGTATTTATGAACAATACACATATAAATCACAAGTAGCGAGTGCTATTGCACAAGGTAAACGTGCGCATACCTATATTTGGTATGACACTTGGGGAAACATGGACATTGCGAAAACAACAATGGATTACTTTTTGCCACGTATTCAAACGCCTAAAAATTCCATCGTTGCATTAGATTTTGAACATGGAGCGTTGGCTAGTGTTCCAGATGGATATGGAGGATATGTAAGTTCAGATGCCGAAAAAGCAGCAAATACAGAGACAATTTTGTACGGTATGCGCAGAATCAAACAGGCTGGCTATACTCCAATGTATTACAGCTATAAGCCATTTACACTAAATCATGTAAACTATCAACAAATCATCAAAGAGTTTCCTAACTCTTTATGGATTGCTGCGTATCCTATCGATGGTGTGTCACCATATCCATTGTATGCTTATTTCCCAAGCATGGATGGTATTGGCATTTGGCAATTCACATCCGCTTATATTGCAGGTGGTTTAGATGGTAACGTAGATTTAACAGGAATTACGGATAGTGGTTATACAGATACAAATAAACCAGAAACGGATACGCCAGCAACAGATGCAGGCGAAGAAATTGAAAAAATACCTAATTCTGATGTTAAAGTTGGAGATACCGTCAAAGTGAAATTTAATGTAGAGGCATGGGCAACTGGTGAAGCTATTCCGCAATGGGTAAAAGGAAACAGCTATAAAGTACAAGAAGTAACTGGAAGCAGAGTATTGCTAGAAGGCATTTTGTCATGGATTAGTAAAGGCGATATTGAATTATTGCCAGATGCAACAGTTGTTCCTGATAAGCAACCAGAAACAACACACGTAGTACAATACGGCGAAACGTTATCCAGCATTGCTTATCAATATGGAACAGACTATCAAACGTTGGCGGTATTAAATGGATTGGCTAATCCAAATCTTATTTATTCTGGTCAAGTTTTGAAAGTAAATGGATCAGCAGTAAGCAACGTTTACACAGTTCAATACGGTGACACATTATCAAGCATTGCAGTTAAGCTTGGCACGACTTATCAAGAGTTAGCACAACAAAACGGTTTAGATAATCCTAACGTGATCTATCCAGGACAAACGTTGAACTATTGATAGTTTTAATATAAAATAAGGATACACTTATTAAATTTCTCTTGAGTCGTCTTCCCCAAGGCGGCTCTTTTTAGGACCATTAGCTCAGTCGGTTAGAGCAAACGGCTCATAACCGTTCGGTCACAGGTTCGAATCCTGTATGGTCCATACAGAAATCCTACTTCTCATTCTTGAGAGGTAGGATTATTTTTTTGTGCAATTATTTAGGTTCACGAATGATATAAATCATGTCGCCGTCAACAAATTGTTTTTCGTTATGCTCAAAATCTTCGCCGTCGTATTGCTCAAGATATTCAACGTCTTTTTCAGTTACGTTCGAGCCGCAATGTTCAGCAACTTCTTTTTCATTTTCGTAAGTAGTCCCATAGACGTTCATTCCTGAATCAATCATTTCGATAATTTTTTCTTTTGTCATTTTAATATCCCCTTTATTTTCAATTTGTTGTTCTTGTAGTGCTAATGTAGTTAATCTCACACCAATTTCAATACTAGATTTTCCAATCTCAGAAAAATTATTTTTTAACTTTGATAAGCGAGATTGTGCAACTCCTGTTTCTTTGTTTATGAAGTATTGAGAGCGGTTTTCTAACAGCCACTCAATTTTATCAGTATCAACAATCATGAAAAAACCTCCTTATCGTTTCATTACATACCAAATTAGTGCGATGAAACCAATCCAACCTATAAGAGCCTTCCAGTCGAACTTAATTCGTTCCATTTTAATAGTTGTTTTACCTTTTCGCCATACTTTTTTATCGCCTATTTTCATAATAATCACGAATGTGCTATAATTATCATAGAAGCAAGGGAGAGTTAATCTCCCCAGCTAAACTTGATTGAGAATTTGAAGAACAGTAAGTTGATTTCTAAGGTCATTTCTGTTTTTCGAGTTCTCTTTTTTCTATGTCGTCCGCACATCTTTTGCTCCTTCCTTCAGTATTTGTAAGCCATTAACTAACTTACATACTTATTATATCTCTATAGAGATATAAAGTCAACGGGTTTTCTTAAAATAATTTTATTTTTTTGGAATATTTCTCTTGAAAAGAAGAACTTATGTTCGTATAATGTTTTCGATAGGAGAGTGTATCAGATGGTGAGACGAACTAAAAAAGAGTTTAAACCTTACA